AAGTCTTCTTGTAAAGTTTCATCTATGCGGGCAAGGGTTTTATCAGCTCTCATGTATATGTAATAATATTTTATTTAAAAGGTGGGAAAGGGGGCGCTAAAGGAAAGAAAAGCGCCCCCTTATCAGGTGGATTAACAAACCTGAATTATGCCTCCCAAGGTGCTTCTTCTTTTGTTCCTCCTGCTGCAGGCGGTGTAGGCGCTGCAAAACGAGAGCGCAATTCGGCTTCTGTTACGCATTCCTGCCCTTTATAGAAATAACCTGCTGACTGAGGGTGCGGCAACCATCCTTCAGGAGGGAATACAGGTTCAGGCGCAGGCGGCGGTGTTGGCGCTGCTGGAACAGGTGGAGCTGCAGGCGGTGCAACTGGCGGAGGCACAGCAGGAGCCGCAGGCGCACTAACAGGAGGTGCTACAGGTGGCGTAACAGGTGCGCCAGGTGTAGGAGCTGCAACAGCAGCGCCGCCTTCAACAGCCTTGTATGCTTTTACATCGTTGCTAGCTTCGTAGGTTTTAGTTTCGCCTGTAGCTTCGTTGATTATTTCAGTTCGTTCGCCCACATACTGAATCTTTGCTTGCAAAGGTATGTTGTGCAACTGCTGACTATTAGTAACCTGCATTACTTGTGTAGCGTGACAGATTGCGCTCAACTGTTCGTCTGCTATGCGTTGTGCAACAGGGTTACTGTTCTTTTTATTTAATCTAGCAAAAGCCTTTCGGTTTGCGCATTCACCATCTAGAACAGTTAGCTCTAAATGCAATACTTCCCCATCGCCTTTACTTGTTGGTTTCAATTCGCTACCTGTAATTGTAACGTTATACCAACCTGTTTGTAACGGCTCGAATGCTTTTGCTGGTTCAACGTCGTTTGCGTTGAAGTTCATTGCTGTATTTTTTTCAGTCATTTTATTTATTTATTATTTTATTTATTATGTGGTTAAGATCGGGGCATTCAATTTCATCTAAAGCGCCCGAACGATCTTTAGCGGTATATTGTAAATCTGGGGCTGTTCTTAGATAACGAAAGCTATTGCCTTTGTCGTCTTTCTTTGAAACTCCCAGGTTAAAAACTTCATCGAAAAGATAGGGTAACTGCTGCGCCATTTTACTACCTGGCATAGACGGACCATATAAATAAGCGCCTGTTGCGCCGTCTAGATTCTTTTCTTCTTT